GAGCGAGCGAAGATAGGGTTCTATCAATCCTGTCATCTGGTTGTAATTTTTCTCCTTGACTGGTGATGTCGATATTGGTCGGCACCTTACCGAACGCACCCTCGACAAACTCCTGCTGATGTTTGGGATCACTCATCCACTGCCTGGCGATCATCTCGGCGTTAGTTGCGTAGTGATCTACCATCACGGGATTGCCGTCGTCATCAACAACCGGCGCGCCATCTTTAATCTGTGGTATCTGGATCAGCACCAGCTTTTTAATACCTCCAGCTCTATCGCGCAGTACCGCCGGCTCATTCGACAACTCCATCAATAATTTCCGCCAGGCGTCGAACGCCTTCGGCCGGCCTTTTCTGTTGATGCGGGGATCGCCCTTAACAAATGGCATAGTAATGACCTTGTATAACTACAGTCCTATTTTTTTGCTAATTCTTTCCACGGCGGTATTAAGCAATCCTTGTCTATATTCCTTTCCGCCGATAGATGGCACGACCATTTTCCCAGAAACCCGATCCAGATAAACGCCCCTATTGGCTATTTCGGACGCAATCCACCCCCGATCATTATTAGAAACATTACCAACGTTGGGAGCATAATCTGGTAAGTTGCTAACAACGGCAGAAGTAGGGACATATACTCGGCTTTTTCCGTTTTTTTCCCATTCTTTCCCGCCAAATTCACCTACCAATTTTGAACTGGCTCGAGATATCGAACTGCCGCCGCCTGATCTTCCGCCGCTACCCGAAGACTTAGCCATTTTTACCTCCTGCGTCTTTTGTTTGTTGATCTGGATACCATATCCATCCATGAATTTTTGATAATTCCTCAGCTTTTTTCCCACCGCCGTAAACCACAAACAGAATTGATTCGCTCTCTGAGTGCGCGAGTGCTTCCCGGTATTCGCGCTCGGTTGAGTCTAGCCTATCGAAATAAGAGCGTGTACAATACGCCTTCCACCCGCGTGGAACACCCATCAAGCGCAGATCGGCATGTCTCTCTGAGATGTTCATGTCGACAAACAATTTGATACCGACCGATTGCAACCACCTGGCGATCCAGCGCTTACGATATATCTGCCAAATTGCAACAGCCCGCGGCATATCATCATAAACCGAAAAATTGGGCTCAATTACTGCTGCGCACATACTAGCAGCGATCTGCTCAGGGTGTTTCCAGACATTCTCAAAGCGATAATCTTCCACGTAAAAGTGATATGTACCGGTCATTCTGTTTTTTCGTGGCATAGTACCCCAGCCTGCAAACGGGGCTTCAAGGTATGTTGCTTGCATGGATAAATCAAGCAACGGGATGCCATAATCATTATCCGTCCCCCAAACGGCATCGGGAACACGCAGAAGTATGGGATCATCTTCTCCTTGTTCTTCATCACCGGACGGCGTAAACTTCGGTTCCCCGAATCCCCATTCTTCCAATTCCAGCGGTTCAAAGTCCACCGCGACCTGTTCCGGCTTCCACGCCAGATCAACCTCCGATATTTTGTTATCAGCATAGGCCAATTGTCGCCCCCGTTTATCGGTCTCTGAATATAGATCAAGGTCAGTCCGCCTGACTACCACCAACTCGCGGCCGTCGGTTTCGACGATTCTTACGGGCAGGTCGATGTCGGCCGCCGTTTCCAGTGTCTTGTTGCCGGCGATTACATTGCCATCTTTATCGGTTAAAATCGAACGCCCCGCCCCAAGTTTACGTAGAGATTTTTCAAGTAAACCCCTCCCGCGCTGGGTGCCGGCATTCGCGTTTTCGCGGTCGGGGACAAGGCCAGCATCGAAAATGTTAATCATATCTCGGTTTTACTTTCATCGGAGAGTTATACCACCAGTCACGGAAGGGCTGACCGTAGCGGGCAAGTTGTTGCTGGAAAAACCACCGGCGATGCTCATACGAATTGACCGTGCCGGAGGAATGACATAACCTACATACTGGCTCGATATTGAAGGTATGATCTCGCCATAAATCTCCACGACGCCTCCCCACAAGGCAGTGATGGTGTTCCGTGGCCGGTCGTCCGCACAGGTTACAGGGTTCATAGTCGCTCATAATATCGATAGCCGGGCCTGCTGATCGCCCAACATAGGCAGCATATACGTGCACAGGCCCGGCATATCTTCTGGTTATTCCGTTTTCTTCATCGCCTTGAAAAACACGGTGGCGAAGGTGAAAACGGTGGTAGCCGCAGTAGCAACATTAGCAACGTCAGTCAGGTCGCCAGTAATGGCTCCACTGACGAACGACACGACAAGACCCAGGCCAATCGAAAGGACGACCGCAAGAGACAGGGCGGGCTTATCCTCCCATTTGAACCATTTCTTGAAGGCATCAATAACAGGCATACCAACAAGGCCGGTGACAGCGGCGATGACTAACAAAATCGTTTCTGGTGTGAAATTCATTACATTCTCCTTTTATGTCTGATCAGAAAATAACGCGTTGACTAAGTATAGCACGAATTCTATCGGCAAGCAATAAGCCGATATTGATACAGAACCCCACCCCCAGTAGTAGGGCATAGCCTATCTTTTCGCCGAGGTCGAACAGGATGTCACGCATAGCAATATTATAACCAGTTTTGAAAGATAGAACAAATGTCTATTGACAAACCTAACGCTAGGATGTATTATATATATATCAAACGAGGAGAGACGAAATGACAATCTACATGGTAATAAACAAAGAAACCGAAATCACACACTGTGGTTTTTACAACAAACAGGAAGCTGAACAAAAAGCTAAAGAAATGACAGAATATCATAACAAAAAATATATAGTCAAGGAGGTTAATAAATAATTGAACAATATAAAACGCGTTACACATTGTTTGGCAAGACTTATGTATTATATGGATATGGCCCGCGAGGGAAATAATGTAGACGTAGATAGATTTAACGAAGTTTGGAATGATTGCCAAGAAATCATAAAAACTGGAGCGAATAATGATAAAAAATTACAGAATATCAGTCGATGGTCAATTTTACACCGGAGAAAAAGAAGCAACCCTAAACACATGGAGATCAGATCCGTGGAGCGGTAAATCGTTTCAAACTAAGTGCGAACAAAGAAACGTTTTGACCTTTGAACCGAAAGAAAATAACAATTTCAAGACTATTGTCGGCGTAAAACTTTTGATGGGTGAAGTAAAAAGGATAATTGAATTTATCAACTACACCGGGCTTATGGTCGGAAATGAAATCATTATTGAGGCAGAACCCTATAAAGTTCCGCTTGAGTTAAATATTGATTATTTTCTTGGCCTCGAAAGTGAGTTGTCAAGGCAGAAGGCAATCAACAAGGAATTGAAAACACAGTTAGATATTGCGACCGATCTCGGTCAAAAAAGATTTGAGAGGATAGAAGAATTAATAAAGCTGTGTAACCAAACATATGCGGACAAAAACGCATTGGCTGCCGCATTATTGGGTTCGATAAAAACAAATTGGTATAATTTAATCAAAGCAGTGAAGAAAACGGAGGATACCATGTACGACAAAAATCTTGAACGCGAAAAAATGTTAGAGATCAACAAACAGGCTTGTGAGGTCGAGCGGACGCTCATCGATCTGGTTGATAAAATTTCAACTTTATCATACCTAAAACCAGAGCTTCTTCCCAAACTCAAACAGGCCTCAGAAATGCGCGAAGCCGCGACCAATTTTCGGTCTCAATTGCCAACCTATGCCGACATCATGAAAATCCAATAACATACTCGCCGGGGCCAACCACCCCGGCCGGTCTCGCCGTGATACCCGGCGACTGATGATGGCTCCAGGTAGAGCCGAAACCGGAGGAAAAATGAACACAACTGGAAGTACCTCACACGAAGTTTTGGGAATCAGCGCCAGCGAACTGAAAGGTTACACGGTCGAACAGATCAAAAGCATGATCGAAGGTGTTCAGGAAGGCGTTCAAGGTGAACACCTCACCACCGAAGCAATCGCAGAAGCCACCGAAGAAATCTACGAAGAAGCAAATCACAAAAATCCAGCCGCCGTCGCACTTGGCTCCATCAAGACGGCACGTAAGTCCGCTGCCGCTCGCGAGAACGGTAAGAAAGGCGGAAGGCCAGTCGGCGCTTATATCGTCCAACATCTGGGACATCCAGTTACATGCGTGATCGATGAAAGCGAATGGAAAACATACTCAAAACACGCGACGGAGTCAGCGGCCTGGAAAGCGATCTGGAAAGCACAATCGCATCTTGAACCCGGAAGTTGGAATGATCACTATCGCGTCATTGGGACTGACGGTACGATATGTAAAAAAGACATCGCTATGGCAAAATTTCAATACGGCGAAAAATCGTTCTAATCGACTGACCGGCCAATTCCCCTCTTGCAAGTTCATAAGTATTGTGGTAACATTATAAGCATGGAAACGAAACCCAAACCCCGTAATCAGTTTTTGAAAATCCGCGTCAATAGCGACGATGTGGAGTTGCGCAAGATGGTCACGGACTTCCACGGAAAAAGCATGAGTGAAGTTGATCGCATCCTGTGGGAAGAAGAGGCCGAAGAGGTCAAGAAATTGATCGAGATCAAGGAAAAAATCGAGGACGCCAGAAAAACAATTGGTGTCGAGAAATGATCGAAGATCCCGTCCCTGCTCTCGTCGCTATCGGTCTCGGAACTATCGTGTACATGATCTGGCTGGTAGGAAAGGTGGTGCTGCATGGATACAGGTCTTATCGTGCTTGGCTTGATCGCCGTGGTCGTCAATGTTATCGTATGGCGCGCTATCCCAAACGATGATAGCCGAGAACAGATCAATGTTGGAAAAGACGATAAAGGCAACACCATCACCTATATCGACAACGAGGATGGCACATGGAGCGATCTCTACAATGAGCGCCTCGTTTCAGATGAATTTGTAAAGCAACATATCAAACAGGAGGAGTGAAATGAGCAAAGGATTACGCAATATTCCACAAGAAAATCGTTCTGACGTTGCTCACCGCCGTCTCAAATCAGACGACGGTCTCGGTAAATTGGGCGCTGGAGATTATTTCGAGCGCATCACCGAGAAAGAGCCAAAAAAGTCGGATAACCAGCAGAAGAAACAGGAGGACTAATGGCAACAACTCAAGTGAAACACGGCGGAGGAAAAAAGATCGGCCGCGACAAGATCAAATGCCAGAACTACCGCGCGGCCAAGACGATGGAGCGCAATAAGGCAAAACGCATCTTACGGTCAAACGGCGCAGAGGCTTGCGCGAAATACTGCCAAGAACACGACATACGTGTGCCAGTGAAGAAAGGACAGTAAACATGCTTCCGAAAATTGAACACCCCGATACGAACTATCGTGTCATGTTGGCGCAAGCGGAAGACGTTTTGAAAGACAGGTTTATGAATCCATTTACTCTCGTTCCATCGCACATCTGCACCCTTGAACAACTCTGCGTCCTGCTCCATGCGCACATCGAGCTGACCGACGACCTGACGCAGAAAGAAGGCGAATCATGATCCGCAAAAACATCCGCGAATTGGTTTATAGTCGTATGAAGAAGCTCGAGGCATTTTATAAACCACAAACGGTCAAGGACGGACGCATCCCCCCCGATATTTGCACACTCGGAGAACTGCAAGATTACCTCAATCTGATCCCGGACGGAGCCATCGAGCATGCCATCCAGGACGAGATGGACGCGGCAGCAGATGAGGCGCGCAACGACGCCCGCTGCATGGGGCATCACATCTAAAGGAGGAATAATGTCTGAACAAATGACGGTCAAGGAAGCCATGCGACTGATGAGAGACTATGTCTGTTCTCAGTGTTGGGGGCAAATTGTTGTCACCTTTCGTCATGGCGAATCGACCGTCACTTGTGACAAATGTGGAGTAATTACTGCCTACGTCACCCGCAAGTACGCAGATCGCAGACGGCAAGAAAGCGTATTTGAACTGTGGGAAGCGCGTGACAATCTCAAAAGTTTTATCAAATCAAGACCAAAGGAGGATGTTTTCTAATGCCAATCACAGGACTTACAGACAGGGGGCTGGCCTTCCCCGAAATAGGCCAGTTGCGAAAAGGTGCAGCCAAAGACGCCAACGGGTACGTTGGAAAAGACCTTAATTATTTTCGCGTCACATTTGATGAAGCCGAAACCGTGGCAGCCGAAACTTTCAAGCGAGTCTACGGCGAACAACCAAAAGAGATCAACATTTTACTTCCGTTTGACGATATTGACCGTGTTTGGGACGCCTGGATGGAAGCCTACACCGCCGGACGCATGGTCGCCAGAACAGACGGCACGAAATACATTTACCGCGTCGATCCCAAAACCGGAGAGATGTTGGTGAAGAACGGCGAGCCTTTTACGCCCTATCACGACGGGGAAGTTGTCGCCGTGGTTGTCAACGGCAAAGGCGCCAAAGAGCAGATCAAGTGCAAAGCCACTGGCCGGCTTAAAGTTGTTATTCCCGAACTTCAGCGCCTGGCTTACGTCACAGTCCTCACCACCTCTATCCACGACATCGGCAACATTTCCGCTCAGCTCGAAGCGATCAAAAAAGTCAATGGCGGAAGGATCGTCGGAATTCCACTCGTTCTGCGACGGCGGCCGAAAAAAATAAGCACGCCCAGCGCAAACGGGCAGCGGGCGCGGCGGGTGAAATACATGCTATCAATCGAGGCTGATCCTGAATGGGTCAAAGCTAAATTGCTTGAAGTCAAAGCTCTCGCCCTCCCCGGTAATGGATTTGCGCTCCTTCCGTCAACCACGCCAGAACCTGAACCGCCGCACGAAGATCACGAAGAGATTGATGACGGTGAATATACGGACGATGAAGATACTGACGATCTGCCAGGTCAGCCATTGATGGAAACAGAACCCGCACCTGCGAAAACCACTGCATCGATGACGCTCGAAGACGCGATGCAGATGACTGGCTCCGATGGTGTTCTCTACGGCACCAGAACGAACAAGCAGCTAAATTGGGTTCGCAATAACCCAAAGTCGCCAGAAGAAAAAGTGCTGGCCGCAAAACTGATCCTAGAATCCCGCGCCGCTCGTGGCGTGGTGGTCGAATAACTTATTCCGGGGCGCGCATGGTACACGCGCAAAAGGATAAAAAATGGACATCTTTGGTCTTCTGTTTATGTTTATGGGCTTTATGGTTTGGATTGTTTCAAGAAAGTTGAATAGGTTTATCGCTTCTGCGGGAATATTAGTGTTCGGATTCGGTTGTGGCCTCGTCGTCGGTGCAATCTGGGCATACTTAATCATCATGTACAGGTTACAATAACATTCTTCCTCCCCTCCACATGGGCGCGGTCAACACGACGCGCCCGACATTTGCGAGGAAACCGCTTGACAATGACGAAGATTTGCGGTAAGATGAAAAATATAGTTTCGTTGTACGGGTGCCAGCCCGCAAAATAAGGGAAGCGCCAGTAGAAATCCTTCGTGGATTCTCTAACTGGTCGGTAGGTGAATAGCCCTGGCAGGCTCCGCTTCCCGGCCAACCGATCAGTTAGAAAGTTCATGAGGGATTTTTATTATCGAGGAATGTTTATGTCAGAAGAATTCGGCGCGGAATGTATAGCAACTTGTTTGATCGATAATCATTTATCGGATGATTGGTATGAGGAGTTTGACCCAGGGTTTGTTAGTTACAAAGAGTATATCAAATCTCCCGAATGGAAAGAGAGGGCGGACGCGGCAAAGGAAAGAGCCGGATACCGCTGCCAGGTATGCAACAAATCTGATCGAATCGAGGCGCACCACAGAAATTACGACCATTTAGGATGTGAACTCTCAGAAGACATTATCGTTTTATGCCACAAATGCCATGAACTATTCAGCAAATCAAAGATAATTCCACGTTGGGTAATCTCCTACTGATCATGAATATTGATAATATCCTACGAAATAATGATCTTATAAATATAGCCGAAAGAGATGGAGCTGTATTCCAAAAACATTCCGCGGGCTGGCATTCTCCATGTCCCATTCATCATGGAGACAACAAAACCGCATTTAGTGTTTGGATAGAGGATGGAAAACAGAAATGGCATTGTTTTACCAGGGACTGTGGCGGAGGAGATTTAATTGATTATGTTATGGCGCGCGATCATGTTGATTTGAAAAGAGCCTGTGAAATATTAGGCGGAAGTGAACCTATGACACAGGAAGAAATAAAATCCGCATCGGAAGAGAGAAGAAAAAGAGCTGAGGAATACGAAGCACAAAAAAGAGCTGAACATAAACAAGCATTAGAAGAGCTTGAAAGAGCGAGAATGTGGGAGGCTTATTACCACAATCTCGATATGAATGAAACTGCGCGTAAACTTTGGAGATCGAGGGGTATTCCAGATTCCTGGCAGGATTTATGGAAATTGGGATATTGTCCCAATTTTTATTATTATTCTGGCCAAGCAAAACATACATCGCCGTCATTGACGATTCCAATTTTTTCAGAAGATTATCAAATCTCAAATATTCGCCACAGAATATTGAATCCATTTGACCCCAATGATAAATATCGACCAGAGAGAGCGGGGCTGAAAGCAAGTCCGTTTATTGCAGACATAGAGGGAAATGAACATGAATGCAACTTAATTGTTGAGGGTGAAATTAAGGCGATGGTATCCTATATCTGGCTCGATTCGATAAAATGGCAGGTATACGGTATTCCCGGAAAACAAAATTTCCGTGAGTTTTGTGAAAGATTGAAGGGACGCCGGGTTTGGATTCTATTTGATCCAGATGCGATTGATCAAGCACACGAGGCGGCCAAAATTATCGGTGGCGCTAGGATTGTTGATATTCAGCAAAAGATTGATGATGCCTTGAATGGTGGTTACATAAATACAGGAGAATTCCGTAGACTTTTGAGGAATGCAAAATGAGCATTGATGTTATGTCTGCCGTTTTTAAATCAAACCTTGAAACGAATAGAAAATTTATTCTTCTCTGTTATGCGAATTTTTGTAACGATGAAGGGGAAAATACTTGGCCGGCCGTCGCTACAATATCAAAGATGACTGGATTATCAGAGAGAACGGTTCAGCGAGTTACTACACAAATGATAAGCGAAGGGATTTTATCTAGGGATGGAAAGCACAGAAGCGGAACAAATAAATACAAAATAAATCTTGAATTACTTAGGGGTGACACTGTGTCACCCCGTCAGCCACGCCAAAAAGGGGTGACACCCACGCCAAAAAGGGGTGACACAGCTTGTCACCCGAACCTTTTAATTAACCGTCCTTTAACCGACGGTAACGCAAAAAACGCGTTACCGTATGAGGACGCTTTTTCGGGCGAAAAGGAGGATAATTTGAACGCAGAAGAATACAGGAAAAGACTTGGCAATGCCATGCTAGATGGTATCCAAAATAATACCGAAAATCCGCAGAATGATTTGTTCCAGAAATATCCTGTGGATGTGGCGGATTGGTGTCGAGAATTCGCACGCGTTTCAAACTGCGAACCAACGCCATACCAGAAACCAGATTGGATAAAAGGCGCTAGAAATTGTATTGCTGCTGGAATCAGCCTTGACAGAATTAAAGACGTTATTGATCAGATGGATAGGGAAAAGGCGAAATACTATCGTCCGGGATCAATCGTTCTTATCGGACAAAAACTTGTTCGGGGAAATAATATCCATCTTGATCTACGGAATTCAAAATGAAAAAGAAAACGCCGGAAGTATCCGAAATTATATACCATCCAGAAAAAGCAGGTAGGTTAGCAGTTCAGTTTGTGCAAGATTTGCACGAACACAAAAACGAAGGTATCCCATTGGGACTACCAGACGTAGATAAAATTCTTGTCCCGCTTCGCGCCGGCTGGTTGGTAACAGTGATTGGATATACCAGCAACTTGAAATCTACATTTATGGACTGGATCGGATTAAAAGCTCTTGACACGATACCATCTGAAAGTAACAAATTTGTTTGCAAAGTAACCTGGGAGCAGTCGGTTGAGGAGGATACTTTGGGTTGGATTGCAAGCAAAAGTAATTTATCAATTACAAGAATGGCGCGCGGATTGATCGAAGAACAAGAATGGGATATCTTGAGAGGAACAGCAACGAAACGCGCGGCTACTCCGCTCTGGGTTATGGGTCACTCACAAATGGAGTTTAAGGCCGGCAGGCGTGCCAGGCCACGCATGACTATGCGAGACGTTGCTCGGGGGCTGGAATATATTATCCACGATAGCACCCCAGAAACGATCCTCGAACCATCGCTTGTCATTCTCGATTACCTTCAACGAATGCGCCACGACCCACAGGACGGCGACACCAGACGTGAACAAATGATGGAAGCTGTCAACCTGAGCAAGGATTTGGCCGTGTCTTATGGTTGCCCAGTCGTTTTAGGAATCCAGTCCAGCCGAGAGGTATTGAATCGTGGAGATAAAATACCAACCTTGCAAGATGGTCAGGAAACATCAAATATTGAGCAGTCATCGGATGCCTCTTTCGGTTGTTGGTATCCAATCAAGACCGACAAAGAAGGAACTAAGATCGACGGATGGTCAGTAACTAAAAATTTATTTTTCTTGCGGTTATTAAAACAGAAACTTGGCGAAGCTCCGGCCACATGGGCATTATATGTTGACCCAGAACGACGATTATTTTCCAATATGTTGTGCAATATTACCCCGTCCTCTCCCGCCAGCTCGTGGAGCGACCGATGAAAACTCGTTGTTGTAATCCGCTCGCCGCCGTGGTAACATGTAGTTAGGAGGATGAAATGACAGAAGAATTAGTACTATGCCCTTTTTGTGGTAGTTCAAATATAAAATCTGTGGCTGACGGGGACGGTCGTTCGTGGCAGGAATGTCAAGAATGTTTTGCAACTGGGCCCGCTGGAAGTAAGTATGATGGCGAAGAGGGTGAGCCTTTCGTAAAGCCTCGCTGGGAAACGCGCCCCCTTGAGACCGCCGCCTACATTCGCGGGCTGCGGCGGGCGGTGGAGATTGTGGAAGCCGCGCAGAAAAGACAAGACCCATTCACAAACCACTACAGATTGGGAATGTCATATATTATTGACGCGATTAATTATCAAATTGATCATCCAGAAGCCGAAATCAAGGAGGCGCAATCATGATGCGCGAATGGATTCACAAAATCATCGAAGGCGTCGGAGGTTTTCATGATTTTGAACGCTACGAAATGGCGTTGCCAAATATCCCGCGCGACGAAGCCATTGCTGGATGGGTAATTCAATGCCTTATAAATCCTAAATGTGTAGGCAGCGAAGAAATTCTACAAGAAATTATAAGGCACAGGCAGAATATTAAATCATGAACATCATTCTATCTGTCCTAATCGCCCTCCATCTGTTCACGGTCATTCCACAGGCTTCGCCGACTGACGTGACGGAAGAGAAAGACGCCGTGAGTCAAAACCTTTGGGTCGAGCAATACTACGGCGCTGTCGGCATCCTGGCGCACAATTCTTTGGCCGGCCAGTACTTCGACGATCTCACTCCAGGCGATGAGATCACCATCACGGTCTACGACCCCGAACGTGAGCGGGAATACGAGCGCGTGTTTGAGGTGGTCGAGATAAAACGTTACCAGGCTCTATCTCCCGATCAGACATGGGGTGAGTACATTGACCTCGAGACGGGTGAAAGGTTGTCGACCGCTGGCGTCCTTGCGGCAGTCTACGCGCCTGGGAGCTTGGTGCTGCAAACCTGCATCTCTCAAGGATCAGAACGTTCGTGGGGGCGGCTATTCGCGATAACAAAAGAAAGTGAGGAAAAATAAAATGTGCAATTGCATGAACGAAATCAACCAGCAACTTGAGAAAGATGGTGTGAACACCAGGATAGTTATTCCTTTTACCTTTAGTTTTTCTACTGGAAAACTAACAACTCCAAAGGCTATGATCGAAACCGAGAAGGCCGATCCTACGAAGCGCGAGAAGGCGAAAAGTGTATTCGCCACTTACTGCCCCTTCTGTGGCGTGAAATACGATCAACCTTCCGCGCCAGAAAATGTCGAAGAGGTGAAATCATGAAAAAGTGGACTGTCGAATGGGCGGTCAAGAAATACGGGGTGACGCAAGAATATAAGAATAATCGTGCAGATATTTATTATAAACTTGGCCCTAAAATGATTTATCGCAGCGAGCTATCTAGATGGTATGGAAGTTTTGGCTATATCAATAATTACACTATGTCAAATAGCCAACTTCCATCTGAAGCCGACGCCGTACGGTGGTTGGTCGAAGACGCCGAGCCGATCAAAAAGAAGAAGTGGGAATTGACATCAACCGACAGATATCCCTTCTACACATCAAATAATATCAATCTCGAGTTTTTTGGAGATACCCGCGTATGTAAAATTGTGCTTGTTCGCAAAAACGGAGAATTAACCATAAGGCGCTACAAAGAGGTGCAAAATGACAATCACAGTTGAAGCGGCGAAACAAACCTACGAGCGCGAGGCGGCCGAGAAATATGAACTGCTGTCGCCAGACGAGAAGAAGATCATCGACGCGCAGGTCGCGAATCTGCGGCGGCACTTTTCATCGACCGGCTACAAGGGCATTCCGAACAACACGTCACTTCTTGGCTTGCTCATGAAACTCGGAGCGTTCATTGCCAAGCATGATGTACATCCACGGGAGGCGGAGAATGACTAAGTTAAGAGATGGATCATTAAATATTTATGCCAAGGGGCTTTTTCATGCCCCGCCTGACGATGCCAGGCTCATGGCCATCGAACTGCTCCAACTCCGTAAACAAACACGGTTGATTCCGGTTGAAGAGAAACTTCCGGAAGATTGTGAGCGATGTTTGGTGTATATGAGCAACGATTATGAAGTTATAGCCTCTTATTTTGCGACGAAGGGAGCTTGGAAAAATGATTCTGGTGAATATATCGCCAATGTGACCCACTGGATGCCACTTCCCCCAGCGCCGGAGGTGGAGAAATGACCATGACACCGCACGAAGCACTGGAGTTTTTGCAAACATGGCTTGATGATGAATTTCGCACCGGTGAAAGTAAAACATACGAAGCCCTCGCCGTCCTACGCGCTGCGCTGGAATGGCACACTGAGCCGCCAGAAAAGAGCGGGAACTACATCTGCGAAATAGAATTTGGGACGAATCAAGTCTCTGTTTCGGAAGAAATATACGATGTATTGTGTGGATGGTCTGTTCTGGCAAAAGTAACCCGCTGGACGAATTTACCCACGCCGCCGGAGGTACATTAATGCTCATCATCAAAATCGTAAACGACGGCACCGGCACGAGAAGGATCGGCAATTACCGTTACCAGGTATTAATCAACGACACTGTCATCGAGAGCGGAACGGTTAAAGAACACCATCGCGAAGACGGATGGCAAGTGTTAGTTGATAGGCTAGTGGATAATAGTTTATCACAAGCCATGAAAAATCAGAATCAGATGGTGCATCGTAAGCCACCCGCCGTCCGGCGGGACTAGAAAATAAGGAGAATGAAAATGGAAAAACTGAGTGAAGAAAAATTGGATATTGATACTTTAGAGATGTACGCAAAGGCTACAAGAAAACCATGGGAAATGCACAACCCTAATGGCATTTCTTTGCCTGATACCGCTTTGATGGCGCGCGAGTTGCTTTCTCTCCGCAAGATGCAGGAGCCGTGCAAGTGGGAGCAGGACGAGGACGGCAACTATCACACTGGCTGCGGATGCCGTTTTTGGTTTGAAGAAGACACCGCCACTGAAAATAAAATCAAGTACTGCGGCTTCTGCGGCCACACGATTCTGGACGTGCCATACACTGAACCGGAGGTTGAATAAATGCTCACAACCCGAGAACTTCTGGAAATTATCGAACTGGCGAAACTTTCAACTATTCAGAGAATCAGTTGTATTGACGGCTACTATATCATAGGTGGAGAGTTGCCTGAGCGTTACGAATTTGCCAAATTCGATACGAAATGGGATGCTTCCTATGCCTTCGAACTGCTGAAACACGGCGAGGAAATTGTGAGCGAATTGTTGAGGCTGAGGGAACAAGAGAAAATCGTTCGTAATTATTTGAAGGCATGTAAAATGCTTGACGATGAATGGTCATCCATCCCTTCTGCGCCTGAGAAGGAGGAATGATGGAACGAATAATATTTATCGTAATCCTTCTTGTTCTATTTGCTTTTGTCGGCGGATTGATAGTTGCGATAGTGACACGACATGCCTAATCCTAATATCCGCCAGTATCCGACGCCAAAACCGCCTGAATCCGTTGATGAATATCACCTGCAACTGGCGCAGGAAGAGCCAAAAGTAACTATAAAAAAAGCAGAAAGCGAGGAAAAAGATGATTAGAATTTTTGGATATTCAGATGATTTACTTGAAATCGACGGTAAGTTTATCGGTGAAAACGAATACGGTGCTTATGATAAGCCGGTAACCATCGCGGTTCGTGACCCCGATAATAAAACCGTCGTATTTGTGACCGGCGAATATGGCCGTTCGGAAGGGGGCGTTTGGTCGATCATGGTTTCACAAGAAGACGAGGATATTCCATTGCCTAATATGAGAATCGAGAATCATAAGAGCGGTTATTCTCCCTCGCTTATTATTGAGTGTTCGGAGAAATCTACCGTTGAATTGGTAAAAGAAAGCGAGGAAGAGGATGAGTGATGAATTGACCGATATCACCGATGATGATTTGCAAGAAATTGCAAACGATCAATCGGGCGCTTATGGCATGACGCGAAACATGAACCATGTAGTTCCTTACGCCTGTGTGGCGAAAGAAACTCTTTCCCTCCGCGCCCGGGTTGAGGAACTGGAGAAAGATATCGCATATCGAGAAAAGGAATATCTAAGCCTGCGGAAAACTACCGTGTTCTGCTCAAAAGAAACATCCAAGTTGACATTAGCTTACAATAATATTAAAGCCAAAAACGAAAGCCTTGCAGATGATGCTGAAATTGCGAAGGCCGCTACCATGCAAGCTCAATCCCGCGCCACCGTAGCCGAGGCCAATGTCAAGGAACTGATCGAGGTTGGAAGTAATATGTTGAGCTTGGATGGTAAGCATCAAGGATATTGCGCATCTATAACTGGTGGAGCATGCAATTGCATGCGCGCTGATATTATTTGTCGCTGGCGCGCCCTTGTCGCCAAGATCGAAGGTGTGAAATGATAGATGAGAGAGTAGAAAAATATATGTTACCAATCAACGCGGCAATCGTTCGCCACTTGGGATACGGGTCTGAATTCACTGATATTTATAACAATGCTTACGAAGCAATTTCCTTTGCCATCGAAGATCAAGAGGCTAAGATCAAAATACTTGAACGACAACTCGCCGCGGCCAACGAAGATGCCGAAAGGCTTGCAAAAGGATCAATCTATGAAAGCACAGACTATACTTTTTGCGGTCATTGCGATGCCGAGTGGGGCGGGCCAGAATCACGTAGTAAAACGGAATATCATGAACCAGAATGCCCCATAACGCTGCACCGCTCCAGGATCGAGGATGATAAAAATGCCAAATAGAACGTTTACCTATCGCGCTGATGCGGACATCGAAATAGAGAAGCGCCTACTGGGAGAACCAAGAGATGACACCAGAAAGATAACTTTCATCGTCCGCGCCTGTCAAGTGGTTCTCATCATCGTTGTAATACTGTCAATCCTAATTGCTTTTTATGGAGGCTAGTATGCCATTAGAACATGAGGCGGACGCGACCGAACGCGCCATTGCCGAGACGCGCAGGACGGCATACCTGACCGCGCTGGATGATGCGATCAACCTGCTCAAAAGCATCGAGATCATGGGCGCGCTTCGAACTGGCAAGGATGTCTGTGTGTCTGCGCTGGAATGTTTCAAGGCCGAGAAAGAGGAAAAAAATGAGCGATAAAGATGAATTAAGATTGAAGATTGCTGAGTTGAAAGGGTGGAGGATGTATGAACCAACCAAAGATAATCCACCATATCGACTAATCGTCACCAAAGAAAATTATGATGATAACCCTTACTGGTCCAGAACTCACAATCCCAAACACATCGACGCCTCGATAGACATTTGGCCCAACTGGCCGGAATCCATTGAGGACTGCTATATGCTGGAAGATGAAATACCGGAAGATCGGCAGGATTCCTACGTTTCATGTCTGGAAGATGAAATTTTAAGAGACGGCGCATTCATCATATCAACTTTCGATCTCGTTCACTCTACGCCAATACAACGTTGCCGCGCTTACATCGCATGGCGAGAAGCATCTCAATAACAAAGACCACCAGAATGATCCCTGATGGTCTTGTTCGGCAAGCACTCACTTTCGACACAACCTACTCGCTAATCTTGCCATCGTGATGCGGCTGTTTCAATCCACGTCTCCTCGTTGGGGAGACGACGAGACACCGATGCAGCTGAGTGGCCTACGCCAACGATACGCTAATGCGACTCTCTCAACCGCGACGCCGGAGGCCATCCCGACGGCCTCAAAAAGAGGACTTAATGCTTTGGCTAAGCTATCAAATTATACTGCGCTATTTTTTAGAACACAATGGGAGAAAATATAATGACTATTCAGCTCTACTTAGGGGATTGCCTTGACTTCATACGGACGATGCCAGATAAAAGCGTGGATGCTGTAGTGACTGACCCGCCATACAATGTCGGAAAAGATTATGGGGTCCATAATGATTCTATGTCAGACGAAGATTATCGGTCATGGTACAAAGAGAGAATCGCCGAAGCCTTGAGGATTTCAAACTATCAATTTTGGGTTGCTCCAAGATATAAGTTAGAATTCTGGATGAGTTTATTGCCTAGTTCCCATTTGATCGTTATCCCCAGGGGAGCAGCGGGACCGTTTAGGGGTGGTTGGACCGACAACTTTGAAATTGCGCTCGCAATTGGAAGATCATTGAAAGGCGCTCCATCTGATTTATGGCGTGGTATCCGGCTAAAAGGAGAAGGCTATTTTTTCAGGGAAGAAACTTATGGACACCCTGGATATACACCATCTCAAATAATGGGTCGAGCAATTGAATATTTAACAAAACAAGGAGATACCGTTTTTGATCCCTTTATGGGGACTGGAACAACAGGGGTGGAGGCAATAAAAAGAGGTCGCAACTTCATAGGTTGTGAAATTTCAGAAGAATATTTCAAGATATCGGAAAAGAGAATCAAAGATGCTCAAGATCAACCACTGCTTGACGGATTTAAATAACAATACCGCCTGAGGAGGTCAGGCGGTATGCTGTACCAATAATGCAGCGCTTTTGCGGAGCTAAGATAAAGTTTACTACGCTTGTAATTGTATGTCAAGTGATTTATAATGAGTATGCCATTAGCAGCGAGGGCAATGAAACGGTCAGCGGAGGGATGTAACTGATCACGATTCCAAAACTGGTAAAGCGGATGAAATGAGCGACCTGGCCTAGTGGTTCCAAAATTATGTGGCGGCTGATTGGTAGGAACATCCCCTGGGAAACTTGGGTGCGTATCGCAAATCAGGTGACCAAACAAATCCTGACCGCCACAAACATACCGCTCCACCAGACGAAATGCTGGGCTCATCCCAGGTGATGAAAATCCTATATCTGGCGGGGCGGTTTTGTAAGAAATCAAGATTATGATAAACTGGATTGGTCAGCGAGGAGGTCGCAATGAACAAGTGGTACGAACTTTTCGAAGAAATCCGGCTGAAATTCGATGATATAACCGCTTGGAAACTGCTGCGCGGAACGTCATCAAAGTGCGATGCACCTTATCTCGGATATTACGAAGCACTCAAATACATGGTGCTATACGAGTATTATTTCGAGCATTTTCCGGTAAACTTGAATTGACGAATTTGCATTAAAACAATGACTTATTCGCAATGGGAAATAAAATAATGCTGCTTTCGAAAAACAGGCCTTCTGTGGTCATAAACGGGTATTGTAGCGGCCGTCGTGATCCATTTCTGGATGGCAAAAACGACTTATTTACGCCGATGCTTATTGTGTAAACCAAGTAAGCATATTTGTATACCGAGGCAACTTGTAAACGATCCTTACGACGGTTTAGATTACGTCCATCATCACGCTTACGGATGGGATTATCTTTTTACTCTCGCAGTAATGCCGGATGCACAACCAGGCAGCACCGATCGGTTTTGGGGATAACTTTTCGACGTCGAAGCCATAAGACGCCTCGCCCCACGACTGTTTATAGCCTGGCGTCCGGATGAAGTGAACGTAGCTGCGGGTAACCGCCCCTTCATGGGTCAAACCTTCCTGCACCTGAGCCATGTAATAATTTTCGTGATTGTGTCCGTTTAAGACAATATCAGCGTCCCGCAAAAATACCGCCTGGCGATTGACGCCAATCAGACCTTTCGATACTGGCGCGTTGTTTGCAAATCCAGAATGATGGTATTTCATCGTCAGGGACGTCCGCGGCCCGTTTCCGTCGTTATCGAACATAAATCGTACCCATCCGCCAAAGCCACCAAGGAATGAATTTGTGCATCCCCGGTTGTTGAGCTCGTAGACCAACCGATCGGCCAAGTGTGTGTTGGCGTTCCTCAGCACTGCCGTCTCGTGGTTTCCAAGTCCGAACAGTGCCCAATTTTTAGCGTATGGCTGGTAGAAATCGGCCAGGTCCTTGACGACGAAATCATAATAATCCTCTCGCCTGTATTCCGGCCGCAAATCATCCATGGACCTGCGCGGATCAAACTTGCCCTGCATAGCATCAAAGAGATCCCCGGCGTCCAGGATAATAGCCTCTTTCTTCAGCGCCTCGTCCAGGTGCTTTTTTTCGGCAGCCCGATCACAATGAACCGAATCGTGGTGGCGATCAGACGATAAGAGGAACCACTGTTCAAATCCCGGACGATAATTTCTAAACCTAATTGTAATTACGTTAGCGTTTGTGCGTTCTACGGTGTAATTATTCAATTATCCTCACTTAAAATAAGCGATTATCGTACCTATGATATTACCCGTGAGTGCGGTAATGAGTATCCACTGGAACTTACTCAGTCCTTCTTTTTTTTCCCTGACCGCATCCTTCTGGTCTTTGATGTATTTCTCGGCGTTATCCATTCTCTGTGTCAGGGGTTGGGTTCCGTTTCCCTTAAGCACAATGCGCTCAAGAGATTGTATGGTCGATACAAGCGCTTCGATACTACAAACGCGCCCCTGAATATCGATCAGTATCTCGTAAATTTTATCGTTGCTTGTCGCCATGCGCTAAATCCTTTTAAACAAGATTACCACAAATAATAGCAGGCTGACAACCACCGCACAACCGATGTCTATGCCAGACCTGCCGTCGTCGATCATTTATCGCCATAACTCCGGGTGTAGGTTCCATAACCGGTCTAATTTTTCTTGATCGGTAAAGTTTACCGGTGCTGGTGTTGGAATGCCGAGAAAGGCATTGAAGTCGAGCAGTTCTCCGGCGAAGTAATCCATATCGACATTGAGCGATTCGGTTCCATATTTCGGCCCATCTCCCTTGTCGGTATATTGCCAGAACGTCCAGGTAGTCCACGGCTTAGGGATCAGCGGCGTCACGGCTCCGTAGTTGGCGATCCACAGCGGGTATCTGGCAAAGTATGCGTCGTTTGATCCTTTCACTTCATCGCGCCAGACGTAAAATCCGGTATAGATGATCGGTTTTACTCCGAGTTGATCCTCGATCATCTTGATGGCTGTTTTGATAGAGGCAGCATTTGGCACCGTAGACTGATATCGTTCAATATCCAGGACGGGGGGAATCTCTCCCGGATCGTTCTTAATGATATTTAGAAATTTCTGAATTTGATCGGCCATAGAAAGAGATGTTAGCGGGAATGTGTATGCTCCCCGTGGCAACTCAGCGTCTTTTGCTGCCGTCCAGTAATCAGCGAAGTCGGTATCTTGATAAGAACCAAAACTCGCTCGGCAGAAAACAAAACTGGCTCCGGTCGCTTTCATCTTTTTAAAATCTATTTTGTTGGGGGTATCATTACGGTCTTGCCAGGTTGATACATCACATCCGATAATCATTTATTTATCTCCTTTGATAGTCTTTGACAGGAAATGAGAGCTTTTGATATCATTTGTGCGGCGGTTATACGCATAATAATTAGCTTTCTGCCCCACGCCATGTCCCCGTCGCGCTCAACGCAGGTCTGAAATACCACGTTACCGGCGTAGAATTGAGCGTACACGTCCGCCGCGGTGTAGACCTTCCCGTCCCTGATGTAGTCCGTGTTGGGGTTTCGCGGCTCCACGGCCTGCAAAATGACCGTCTCGATCACGTGGTACTCGCTCACCATGCCATTACTGTACTCGATCTCAGCGCCGCCGCCAAAGTATTGCCCGGCCAGGTCATTGTGCGCCACGAACACGTTATCCAGGTATTGCACGACCATGCCAGGATCATCCGATACCTGCACGGACTGCTGGACGGCAAAATCAACTCCGCCAATGGTCACTCGCACGGCGTTGGAACTGCCCGGGGTGACGGATGCGAGACCTAAGAGGATCAAGATTGCGTGCGCTAACAGGTTCGTATTTTTACCTCAGTTCTACTATAGCGCGTAAAACGCAAGCATCGTATAACTCCGTAGTCTGGTTTCATGGAATCACATACCAAAAATTAGCAGCATAAAAATCTTTGGTGCCACTATTTGTCCACGCCCCACCGTTTGGTGTAGTATATAAAGTCAAGGCAGTTGACCCAATATCAACGCGAATTGGATAAGGGAGATTAGCACTATTATCTAGACCATAAGCCACGATAGACGCAAAACCGACATTTACAGCACTCACTGGTAAATTTGTAATTGTGAATGTAGTTGCATTAGACGTTCCAGCTGCCCCGTGTACGTAGTTTATATAAACCATTGTCGAAACGATTTTATAGGTAGCCAGTCCGACAGTTGGATTACTCGAAAACCCGGTAAAGCCGGGTGCCCACGTTAACCATCGTGTTTCATAGATTGGTCTATTAATTAAATTGATAGCCGTGAAAGTTGGGACTGACCATGTATAACCAGCCCCGGCAGAAAGGGTGGCAGCAAAGCGGCCAATGTTTTCGTAGTAGTCCGTTGCCGTTGCATTTGTTATTGTCGAAATTGCACAATACTTTTCGTTTGTGGTTGTCGCTGAAAAATCTGAATATTGAGTTGCGTAAGGAATGCGTGAGAAACCAATAACAACTCCATCAGTAGCGTTATATCCGATATACACAAAGTAATCTATTTCTTTTGTAGCTAAATTTCCGCCAGCATCACACCAATTTGTAGCCGCATTTCTCGTTACAGATAACGCGGAAGTAATGTCATGTTCTATGCTGCCAATCCTGATTGTTACTTTGTCCCCCGCGGATGGATCGGCTCCCGCAAGTGTTTTCAGCGCTACGGTCAGGTTGTTGGAAGTAACCGTAACCGATAGTTTGCCGTTGACCATGTGTCCCTGGGGGCCTCCGCCGGCAGAAGTTGGCGCAGCGCTTGTCCATATTGATCCGTTGGATGTTAGGATGTTGCCGGACGCGCCGGGCGCGACGTAAGGAATACCGCCACTCACCATCGCCCAGCCGTTCAGGCCGCCAGTGTTGATGCCATTAGAAATAAATACTTTGGTTTCGCCCTGAGCCACGGTTCCGATAGTTACGTCGCCGGCAGTTTTGACCGTGATCGTCTCTGCCGCATCAGCGGTGTTGACGATCACAAAGGAATGATTACCTCCTGTTTCAGCCGGAAGAATGACATCACGCGCGGCTCCGCCAGGATCAAGATATTGTAGTGGAAGATCGGCATCCGTTAAATCTTTCTGCCCGGTCAATATTTCGGTGTTAGAGTACCATCCCCGAAATGTACCGGACGCCATCTCGTGATATAGCGTATTGACATCGGCCGCCATCACGTCATCAACATCATCTATTTTATCTGTGTAAGTTGCTGGCATTTATTACCTCTTATTTTTCATGACAATAAACTTGCGACCCCAGGATAACTGATTGTCATTATCTACGCAAGTCACAAAAACAACACCGCGGTTGAAGATGCGAAAATGAAAATCATCAGAAGTATAAACATATTCTCCATCGGTGTATTTTGTCGCTGGATCATAAGGATCAATAGCTTGTAAAATAATTGTCTCAACTTCTTGATATTCTATTATTTCTCCATTGGCATATTCGATCTTTGCGCTATCAGAAAAATATTTACCGGCCAAAAAATTATGCGCAATGTAGACATCATCAACAAACTCGGCAATCGTATTATCTGTGGTTGGTGGAATCCCGCCATTATCAACACTAAACAATCTACCATTAATTTCAATATTAATAGAATTGCCGTTTCCTTCCGCGACCGCCGCCGAACCATGAGTAGACAGAATAAAGATAAATCCGCTCGATAGTAGTGCCATTATAAAGATCAGTAATGTGATTTTTGTTGATTTGAAAATAAGCATAATATTATCCTCCGTTTGTATTAATAATAGCACGATATATTAATAATACAATTGGGATAATTTTATTCAAGATCATATTTATGCCATTTTTACGCATTTATGCTATTCCATAAAGACTAAAAGTAGACCCAACCGCAAAATTTTGCGCATATTGAGCTGTAATTGATATTTGATTTATTGCATTGGCGCTATCCCACCATGCGGAAATTTTCTTCATGTAATATTTTCCATTACCAGTTCCAACCCTGTAACAATTGTCAACTATAGCGGATTTTTTGAAATTTGTTGAAGCATAATTAGGGAAGAAAATTTCAGATATTCCTGAAAGGCCTGCGGCGGTATTTGGCGTTGGATAACTTCCGCCATAAAAAGATGGTTGGCTATAACTATTCGAACCCTGTACGGTAGTATTAATCACATCTAATACCTGATATGCGTAATTATTTCCAGTATCTCCATTCAATGTGAGTAAAAGTGAATCTGTTTCATACGCGCCGCCATTTGATCTTGCATTAATAATAAGTTTTAGATCGCGATAGGTAGATGCAATACTAGAAAAAGTAATTGGCAACGCTGGCGAAGCAAGTATCTGCTCCGAAATCAATTTCATTCCAGTTTGTTCGAGCAATAAAATATCGGCTTCCGCGGCAATGATTCTAGATTCATGATCTGAAAAATTATCGCGGATATACAAATTGTGATTGGCGGCTGACCAACTGTCGCCCGAGGTCACTGTCGGGACTATATTAAATGACATGTCAAACTCCTTAAAAAGTCATGGGGAACGTGGCCGGAAATATCCAGGTATTACCAGTATCAGCCGATAAATTCGGCTCAAAATAAAATAGGGTATCGCAGATATTCCCGCCAGTTTGAAAATTAACATTGTGTTCGATGTAACCGATCCGAAGATCAGCGCCATAATTCAAAGTCGTAAAATTGAGGGATACTTTTTCATTCAGATCGACCGCAAATTGTTTCGCCGGCTGCGCCCTGATTAAAAATTGTGGATATCTGCGCGGACTGGAAAGCAAAGTTTTCACAACCGTGGCTTGTTCAGATGCGGAATTGATATCCTGCAACCAGTTTGATTGAATAACAAATTCGCGCTCGCCGTAAATAGCAATACTGGCCGCGTCCGTGGTTTCCACGTAGGTATATAGATCGGGCGTCAGTCCATTGCCCCTTATTTTTAGAAGGGTAATAAACCCAGTCGAGGCCGATCCATTGGTAATAACCAGTTTTGCAGTTGTGGCAAAGTTTGTTTTTACAATCGTGAATTGTCCCGTCAAGTCCGTTCCTGATCCATCGGCGGCGGTGTTCATCGTGTAGTCGGTCGTCGGAGAGAGAGCGGTTACGCTCGTTGCAGGAATAGATTCTCCATCGATATTAAAGTCCGCCCAGATCGTGATGCTGTTTCCAGGCGTCAATGATGGCGTCCCGGACAATCTCCATAACTCAACCGCGGTATTCAAGTTTCTTGTTCTGGAATAGACCCGCACACGATTTTTTATCGTCTTACGCGGAGATGGCGATCTAAATTTCCAACTGTATAATGCGTCATGATCTACAAATGTTACTGCCGCGTCTTCATTGACGATCCGGGGTCTGAATGTAGCCTTTCCGTCGGCGGCGATCCAGAAATTTCCTAATACGGCATCGTTCAATTCTGAAATCTGATTATATGCGCTGGTGCCATCCATCCAAAAATAAGCCATTGCATCACTGGACGATGTATTTATATCGGTTCCATCTGTCCAGTTCGCTGCCGTCAAAACATCCGCGATAGCCGTATCGTATTGTTTGGAAGATTCCACGGCCGATCCGCGCACGTTTGTTTGAGACAGCATATTGATCCCGTCAGAGGCTGTCAGTGTTACCGACGGAGGCATACCATAATTGGGGCGGATATCATCAATCCGCCCAAAGAACACGGGGTAAATTGTTCCGGTCGCCTCGTCTTTTACGACAATCTTTATTCTCTGGTTTTGTTCCAATTTTCCATAGAGCGGGCCAGTAATATTAAACGGATCATATCTACCGCTTATATCCCGTAAAATTATTCGGATATTACCAGCAAAACGCCGCTGAAATCCCTGCCCGTTCGATTCCATCAAAAACTCGCGGCCGCGCCGAACATTAATATCTAAAACATTATACATTTCGTTTGTGGAGGCGTCGAACAATCCAGTGTCATCCCAATCAACAATAACGCCCCACGTCAAGCGCCTATCTGGCACAGAGGCGCCATATTTGGCCTGGGCATACTTGAATTCCCCGTAGCGAGCCATTATGACGCTACTCCTAGTTCTCGTAGGGCATATTTCAAGGCCGGGATCATCTGACGTCCCACTTCCTGCGGGTCTTGGATGATTCCGCCCGACACGTTGACATTGAGATTTATATCCCCGCCAGACGATCTTAGTTTATTGTTCGGCGTCACATAGCCGTTATTACCCATCGTGATCATCTCTGGGCCGCGTTCCCCGACAAGATAAGTATTCCCTGCCATTACAGGACCACCAGACGCACGTCCATTTACAGAACGTTCCGCCATCGTCTGTACCATGTAGGTATACACGGTAATTGTTTTATCGTGCAATCGATCAATAGCCGCTTTCAATCCATTGACTTGACCAACAGCGTTAGCCGTGGCATTGGCGGTATTATTCATTGCCCGGGCCATATCGACTGATTTTTTATCCAAAATACCAGCGGTCAGTCCGGCTTGCAATCCGATCTCAAACTCGGCATCGGTAAAACCATCAGCCTGCAACTTTGTAATTAACAAGTTATAGGCAATCTTTGCCATGTCCTTCTCGTGCTCAACGGCCAGTTTATTCAGGGCGTCAATATTATCGTTATATTTTTGTGTTACGTCCTGTACTTGCTCGCTCATTGGCCCCCAACCTTCTGCCGCGAGTTGATCTAATTGTCTCTGTAGATCATCATGGGTTTTCATGAGATCGTTATTTTTATCGGTATAGGTTGTATTGGCATCAGACAATTGGCCCATAAGAGACAATAGGCTTGTGTTCGCGGCCGTAATGGCTTTTGCGGCTTCGGCGGCAGCTTTTTCGGCTTCTGCCAAGTCTTCTGCGGACATACCAGCATTATCCATTGCTGTAGCGGTTTCTTCGAGAGCATTTTTAGCTTCATATTCCGCTGTTTTTTGCTCGTATAGTTTCTTTGTCAGGGCCTCCAATTCTCCCCGCGTTAAACCAGTTTGTTCTCTGGCTTCTTTTGCCGCTTCTGCCCATAATACGGTACTTGATATTCCTTTTGTCAATGCCGGTATTACCGCACGGCCAACGTTTGTCGTAAAGGCCGTCCAGGAATCATTTAAATTGTCCACCTGGCGTTCATATTCTCGGGCTTCTGCAATGGCTTTCTGATTTAATATCAGGTTTTCGTCAACAGCCGCAGAAGCCTCTCGAATGGCTTTCCCGCCCTTTCCCATTGCCTCAGCCATATCAAGTCCAGACCGGCCAAATTTTTGCACCAACCAGGCTGTCCGATCTGCTGAATTACCCATTGCGAGATATTCATCTGACAAATCCGCCAGTGTATCAATCGATAAAGATAATCCCTCTTTTGCAAGCGTCCTTTGTGCCATTGTAAGGGACTGTGTTTTTACCTTGAAGTCATCCATGACCTGGATAACACGGCTGCTTTCCTCCGCAGATTGCCCGGTAAGTTGCATTAATTTACGCACTTCAGACGCATAATCAACCGTGCTGTTGGCGGCGTCGATCATAAAGTTTGCTACAGTTTTTAACACCGCTTGCGCAGCATCGGCTGGCGAGTTGATACCGCGAAAAGCATCTGCCACGGCTTTCAATGGGCCGGACGCTAAATCTTTTGCAACTACCGCAATGTCAATCTGTTCGGGCATTTAATCGAGCCTCTCGTAACGCTCTCCACCGCTCAAACCATAATAGTTTTGATCCATCGGTTATATTCCAAGGTTCCGTACCCCATTCGCGGGCAGCTTCCAGGACACTGACCCAGGCCGGAGCAACCGCAGTGCCTGACCTTATGGCAAGCTCTAACTGCCCGCGCTCGTAGGGGACACAAAAGCATCTTTCAACGCCTGGGCAAAAGCCGGCAAATAGTCTTTATAAAAAGCATTCATACCGCCTTCATCAACGATCTTCTCGGCCTGTTTAACGGTCAGATAATTATCCTTATCATCAACCATGAATTTCAACATAGCATGATAATTGGCGGCTATTTTACCTTCCACCAGACCGAAATACTCACTAGGCGTTAGTATTTCATTCACCCGCTCTGTGGTTACTAAAAATCTTATCATTTATCCCTCCCAAACAATTGATTAAGACCATGTAGGAGCGGTAGCGCCCATGACTGAGAACTTGCACGAGCCTAGCTTGATAGCGTCGCTTTTGGCGTCGCCGGCTGGAGAAATGCCTTCTAGCATGTATTCGCCAGTTAATGTCAGACCAGTACCTTCCGGCTGGATCGTCAAAGTCTTGCTGGTTGTTGATCCTACAATGCCGTAAAGTACAGTCATCGCGCCGGTGGTTGCCGCGCTGTTCCATAATACATCCAACGTTACGCCAATAACCCTTTGTCCGGGCGTGAAGTTGTGACTGCCTTCACCGAAGCCTGTTATTTCAACAGGGTCTACGGCATACTGGATTTCATAGCTAACGACGTCTGGACTGATTGTCTGAGCAGAGCCAGCGGCATTGTCGCACGTGATAACACAATTCTTAGCTGATGTCTTAGCCATATTAATCTCCTATTTTATGAAAAAGTGAACCGAAAAGCCAAATGTATTACCGGCTGATCCTGTTCTGGTGGCTAGAACTCTCCGGTATTTGTTGATCGTTCCCGATGCTACTACTTGACGCTCTGATGTGATCGTCGATCCATCGGCTGTAAAAGTAATCAGGTCTGCCCAGGTACTATCGTTGGCGGAGTGCTGGACTTTTACAACGTAGGTATCAGCCGCCGCCGCAGTCCAGATGTGCAAAACAGCTCCACAGGCGGCAGTCTGGGCGGCGTTGGATGGATCGAGCACGCTCGCGCCCGTGAGTGTATCTGTGATCGATCCCTGTTGTAAAATAACGCCAAAAAACAGCTTTGCATCGTTTCCAAGGGCATCAAACTTGATTGATCCCACTTTGATAGCGCTGGATGGATCGCCGCCAGGGTTGTAGTTTTCCTGCATAAATGGCATACTGAAAGACGGACATCCCAGAGCATAAACTTCTGGGATAATTGTCACCTGACCGGACGTTAAAGCGCCTAGCGCGGTATGCACATCTCCGGCGGTAGAAGACCATAGCATGTCGAGCGCCATGCTTGATATATTTTGCCCAGGGGTAAAATTATGGCTTCCGTCTCCGAAACCTGTAATTTCAACAGGATCGACGCCGGCCACCGCTTCATAGGCAGTCGTAAATGTAGACAATTTATATCCGTTAATCAAAACGGTCGCGTCTTTTGCGGTTATTTTCATGCGTTCACCCTTTCCTTAACTGTGACGTCACAAGTAAAACCATAGAATTGATTCCCGGATGGGTCTTCGACGGTAACCGACTTACTCCACGTCACATTTGTAATATCAACTTCGGGAATGTCCAGTTCCAGAAGTGCCTCCCAGATCAAATCCATGCTATCGGCCATAGCAGAACTAATGTCGGATAAAGTCCTGACTGCTCCGACTTTTTCATAAAGATAAACGTAGGAAAATGTTCGCTCGATAATCCAGAACCTGGTACTGGCTGTTCCGAATGTTTGCATAGTGCTGTTAGAACTTCCGATCCAGTTTTCTAGATTTGGCATGAAAACGGGAATATCACGACCATAAGCAGCGTCAGAGAAAGACGATAAATCTTTGAATTTCACGCCTGTTACAGAAATGGCGGCAATAGCGATTGCAATATCTTTTGATTTAAGCATAGTTATCCTATCGCATTCTTTCTGTGATTATTAATGATATCGGCGGCAATGCCCGGGACATCTTCCGGCATGACCACAACTCCGCCAGATGTGATGATAGATTTTCCGGTAGTATTTTCCCCGGTTCTACGTTTATATTGAGCAACGGTGATTTGCAGACAGGCGATCTCAATATCGTCTGGCACAGATGGAATCCCAGAAACATCCACAATGGTAATTGCCTGTTCATATGCTCCGTTTTTCGGCATCCAAGAATAACCGGAATTAGGCAGCAATTTCATGGCATATTTAAGCGGGTGGTTTGGCGGCATCAGGACATAGGCGCTAGAAGGTATTACGGAACCGTCGCCATTAGTAACGCTGGTAATTGCGGTCACAGAATGATCGAAAAATATCGATCCGTTTTGATGTCGAGGGGCATCATAATATTCCGTAGCGGTCGTAGAATACCACGTCTCATTAGTCGCGGCATCAATATAACGGGATGAAGCCCCGATCATGTCCTCAATCACGGAATCATCAATAGCATCAACGGTCAGACCCTTAGAGTTGAGGTAATTTTTGGCTTTGGTCAACGTACAGTACCCATTCGTGATTCCATCTCCCGGCGTTGTATCAACGCTGGTAGGAGCGGACGTTAATCCCGTGCAGGTTCCGTTATCAATAGAGATATTTAAAGTAGTATCATTTGCTCGCGCGGAATGGTCTGTTAAAACAACATCCGCGCCCGTACCTGAGATCCCGTATTGATCTGTAATAGCAACATTAAACGCCAATGCGGAGCGAATCTTTCCTGCCACGGCAGAAGCATCATCCGCTAATATAACCGTCACGGAAACGGTCACGGGCGATCCAGATATGTAAGCGCCAGTGACAACAACGGTCGCATTCCCGCCGGCGGACGTGATGGTTCCAATAACGGTCGCGGTTTCGACCTGTTTAGTCCCCATCTGTTCCCCCCGTTATTTCCATGTTTTTAGAGGGGATAGGATGCGCTTTTTCATAACCTGCGCGTGTTTTGTGATCCACGTAGGCGATGGTTGCGTGTGGAATTTCTATCCCGGAATCGCAGTAAACTTTTATTCCGGCAAGTTCGCATACTTTTGATAGATACACATCTTCGGAAGGACAAGAGCCTGTATTTTCGTCGTATTCGTAGCGAAAATAAGGTTCCTTGAAGCCCTTGGATAAAAGTTCATCGAAAACACGGCGGCGAATTGAGATCGCAGATGTGCTCACCATTGCGCATTGATAGATAGGCCCGCGCTCAAATTCTCCAACAATGGCATGAAGACCTTTCTCGTCTCGAATGTAGAATAGGGGGTCATAAGGTTCGCCCCGACGGTAAGCAAGAGCGCCAACAACACCTAACACCGGATCGTGTTCTGTAAATTCATGGATGATATCCATTGGATATTTGTGATCGGCGTCCAACATAACCAGAAGGTCGTTTGAATCATTCGATGCACTCAAAAACGTCCTAACAATTCCATTACGACAATCGTCAACGCGAGTATATCCGGTCATGATGCGCTTATAGCCATTCATTCCAGCGTTCATGGCGACGTCCAGCATCGAATTAAAGCATTCGTAGTTGGCCGCGCCGTTTCGTTCAGGTAAGATTGCCCAAAAGGTTGTCATTTTCTTGTCTCTCCCAAGGCCGGGGGATGGGGAGGTCACCCCCCGACCTACAAGTGAGCAGTCTATGCACTGCGGCTCTGCGACTGGACAAGCACGACGATATTGGCGACCGGGGTAGTTCCGGTAACGGTTCCGACGGTGGCCTTGATGTAGCGCTTGGTGATCATGGCGTGATATTCGCTGGTTCCGTCAGTAGTGACATCTGAAATCGTGTTGTTGGAATCAACAGCGGTAAAGGTGCCGTTCGTAGTGTCGCATTCCGACAGCGACAACGGGAATACCGGGCTGGTTCCAGACATGCCGCTGGCGACAACGATCACTTTACATGCACGTTTACCGACAGAGGCCGTCGGGGCCATATCGACAACACCGCCGGTCGCACCGGTGGTAGTTCCCTGCGACAAAGCCAGGGCAGTACGGATTTTTAAAGCTTTCTGGTTGTACATAATTATCTCCTAAGTGGGTAGGATTGCCCGCCCTTTCGAGCGGGCATTGATTCGATTGTTACGAAGTGTGGTTCTTGAGACCCTTCATGCGCCAGTAATCAGTCAACTGACCACCGACGCGCTTGCGGGCATAAACCACGACCTGATCACGCAGACCGTAAACTTCGCGGAAGACCTCGACCGAGAGTCCGACGCGATCAACGATCTTGTAGCCCTTCATATCTCCGAGAACCAGCGGGATACCAAAGGTGGCCAGGGTCACGTCCGGCATGAACTGGTTCTTGGCGAT